CCAGGCGGGCGCTGCCAAAACCAAACGCACCGGCAAAGTGCTGAATGATGATCGGGCCGACTGGCGCGAGGCTTGGGCGCTATTCCCGGGCGATGTCGCCTACGTTTGGCACGGCGCGCTGCGTGCGGCAGAGGTGGCCGAGAGCCTCATGGCGGCTGGCTTCAACGTACGGTCGCAGATTATTTGGGCCAAGGACCGGCTGGTGCTGAGCCGGGGCGACTATCATTGGCAGCATGAACCCTGCTGGTATGCAGTGAAGAAGACCGGCAAAGGCCATTGGGCCGGGGACCGCAAGCAGACCACGCTATGGCAGATCGCAAACAAAGATCAAGACGCCGCCACAGTGCACGGCACCCAGAAGCCGGTTGAGTGCATGCGCCGCCCAATCCTGAACAACTCAAGCCCCGGTCAGGCCGTGTACGAGCCATTCATGGGATCCGGCACCACGCTGATCGCGGCGGAAACCACGGGCCGGGTCTGCTACGGGATTGAATTGAACCCGGCATATGTCGATGTAGCCATCGAGCGCTGGCAGGCCTTTACCGGCAAAGAAGCTGTTTTGGCTGAAAGTGGAGAGACCTTCGGGACACTCAAATCGCAACGGCTGACCGCGTGATGCAGTCTCGCCGCCTATCACTAATTGAGGCTTTCACCAATGTGGTGGTGGGCTATGCCCTGGCGCTCGCGACGCAGATCATCGTGTTCCCATGGTTCGGCTTGCACACGAGCCTTGGTGACAATCTGGCGCTGGGGGCGCAGTTTTTGTGGGGATATCCCTGCTGCGCAGCTACGCGCTGCGCAGGTTGTTCGCGCGTTTGAGGTAATGGCCGAGGTCAGGCCACATCAAGTTTATACACGGTGCCCCGCTGATCAACCTTTTCGGAGATGATCGGCAGTCCAAGCTTCTTCTTCAACCCGCCCGAGATCATGCCTCTGGCAGAATGTGCAGCCCAGCCGGTCACCTCAACGATTTCGCTGATCGAGACGCCTTCGGACCGCTGAATGAGCGCGATGATCTTCGCCTGCTTGGTGCCAGCGCGGATAGCGATCGGCTTGAGCGTGACAGGATCAGTCAACGCTTCGGCTTCATCCTTCGGCGCAGAGGCCAGGTCCAGTCTGGACTTGCGCAGATTGTTCATGGTGGTCGCCACCGCCGGCTCTATCCCGATCGCGGCAAGGCCAGCTTCTGTCGCAACCAGCGTGGTGCCGTGGCCATCGCCTGTTTCGCGCCAAAGCGGCTCGCCGCGCCGAAGGTTGGCCTCGACCTCTTCGAGCCAGCCGCGTGTGATCATCGCGGTCACCGCCTTTTGTGCGGCCGCCCCATGCAACCCCTTGGGCAGCGGCATGGCCAGATTGTCAGGACGCGTTGCGGCGCGGCTGAGGATGATGGTCTGGGTGTCGGTGAGTTTGGGCATCTGGGCCTCCTGTCGTCATGGGCATGTCGGGGTCGGGTTCTGGGTCAGTCGCTTTCGGCCATGGCTGAGGCGATGGCGAAATGCTGCACCCAACCCGTCAAGTGGGGCAGCCCTGCGGGGATCCCGTCGCAGCGCTCGATCTTGCGGCTGATACGCCAGTCCTGCCAGCGGCGGATCGCGGATGCGATCGCAGTCTCGGTATCGATGTTGCAGCCAGTCATGTTGCCGACCACATCGTCGGCGAAGTGGCGACCCATGCGGCTGTCGAGGAAATCACGGATGCCGATCATCTCGTCCTCGCTGTCGACGCCAATGGCATCAGCGATCAGGCGCAAGGCGAGCGTCCAGACCTCCGCGCTGCGGCGGTCGCGATGCGGGCAAACAGTCAGGGCCCGGAAGAACCCGTAATCCTCGTTGCGGCTGGGTAGAATGGGGTGCGTGGTCATAGTGGTGGCTCCGTGGTCTTCGGACAGGCAGTTCAGGGAGGGATTGGTCATTGGGCTGCGCCTTCGGGGGCGTGGGCTTCAGGGTTGAGTTCAATCCATCCCCCGTCCCGCCAGACGTAGAGGTGGCAGAGCTGACAGGTCGGGCGCTGCAGGATCACTGGGTCGCGGGGCGGATCAAAGCAGTCCAGCGCGTCCGCGCGCACTTGACGGATTTCCTTCGCCGCGAGGATGTCCTCGGGCGCCCAGCGGGCCAGCGCTGGGAGCATATGGGCAGGGTAGCCGTCAAAGTGACAATAAATGTGGGCCCATTCTCCGGGTCCGATCTCGATGGCGATCTGCGCGCGCGTGCTCATGACTGTCTCCTTGTTGCGGTGTTTGCGCGGGCTCAAATGAATCCGTGCTGTTTTAGGACGGAGACAACATCGGCCAGCTCGATCGTCAGGCAGTCGATCCCGATCCGGCCCGCCATCTCGAAGACCTCAGCGTTCAGGCTGATGTCGTTGAAATGGCCCTGCAGCGCGGGCACGGTCATGGCCTGAGTGAAGCGGCTGCGGTCGATGAAAATGCGTGTCGTGTCAGAAGTGGTGGCGATGGCCATGTGCGTGTCCTTTCAGGAGTGGGGTGTGGGCGTGTGGGGATTCAAGCGGTGCGGCGTCCAGCCTCAAAAGCCTCCTCGAGCGCCGCGCGGATGGACCAGACGGCGACATCATGGAAGTCGAGGCGGTCGCGGTTGCGGGTTTCCAGCGTCTCGACGGTGTGGAAATGCTTCGCTGCGATCTCCAGCAGCAGGGCTTCGCTGGGGGCTTTGGCGAGGGTGGTGGTCTTCGTGGTCATGGCGTTGTCTCCGGGGCTGAGTTGCATCGTTTTCCTGCACCCAGAGTCGCTCTATGTGGGAGTGTAATCAACTGAATAAGATCGTTATTCTCATTTAGTTCCAATATGTTAAGGATATTCAAAGCGCCATGGAAGGTATGTCTGAACGCGCCTATGCCGACCATTCCAGGCTCTCGCGCGGGGCCGTGCAAAAGGCACGCAAGACCAGGCGGCTCGTCCTGTTTCAGGACGGTTCGATCAATGCTGCTGCCTCGGATGCACGGCGCGGGTCCATGACAGACCCCGATCAGCAGATGCGGTCACGAGGCGGGATTGCCAGTGGCAGCGATAGCGCAGCAATCGGCAGCAGCGGGGTTTCCGGCCCGGGCGACAGCACGTCCTATCTAAAAGCGCGCACGGCCCTGACGGTCTACCAAGCGCAGGAACGCCAGCTGTCACTCCAAAAGAAAAAGGGGACGCTGGTCGACCGCGCCCGGGCAGAGGCGCTGGTGTTTCGCCTGGCCAGGCAAGAGCGGGATGTCTGGGTCACCTGGCCCACCCGCGTAGCAGCCCTGATGGCTGCGCAATTGTCCGCAGAGATGGAGAAGGCATCGGGAGCACCCGTGACGATCGAAACTGCGATCCTGCAAAGGGTGCTGGAAACCCATGTCCGAGAGCAGCTCAACGCCCTCGCAGACCTCAGGGTCTCGCTTGCATGAGGGCGATCATGATCACAGCCTGAACGACGGCGACCTAACCGAGGGGCTCGACCTTGGCTTTGACGGCGCTGAGGACATGCTACGCCTCTGGCGGCGCGGGATCCGGCCCGATCCGGATCTGACAGTCTCGGAATGGGCAGATGCGCATCGCAAGCTGTCGTCACGGGCCAGTGCGGAACCCGGGCAATATCGCACGGCGCGCACGCCCTATCTGCGCGAGATCATGGACGCGCTGTCGCCGTGCCACCCGGCGCAGCGGATCACCTTCATGAAAGCCGCACAGGTCGGCGCCACCGAGGCAGGCAACAACTGGATCGGCTTTGTCATTCACCACGCGCCGGGGCCGATGCTGGCGGTGCTGCCGACCCTGGAGATGGCAAAACGCACATCGCGTGGACGGATTGATCCGCTCATTGAGGACAGCCCGGCGCTGCGGGAGAAGGTGAGCCCAGCCCGCTCACGGGACGCAGGCAATTCGATGCTGTCCAAGGAATTCCCAGGTGGCATCTTGGTGCTGACCGGGGCGAACTCCGCGACTGGCCTGCGCTCGATGCCCGCGCGTTATGTGTTTCTGGACGAGGTTGACGCCTATCCAGCCTCCGCTGACGAAGAAGGCGATCCGGTCACGCTGGCAGAGGCCCGCACGACGACCTTTGCGCATCGCCGCAAGGTGTTCATGGTCTCGACCCCAACCATTCGGGGCCTTAGCCGGATCGAGCGGGAGTTCGAGGCCAGTGATCAGCGGCGTTATTTTGTGCCCTGCCCGCATTGCGACCATCGGCAATGGCTGCAGTTCGAGCGGCTGCGCTGGGACAAGGGGCAGCCGGAAACGGCCATGTATCATTGCGCAGGCTGCGAGAAGCCTATCGCAGAGCATCATAAGACCTCGATGCTGGCCAAGGGTGAATGGCGTGCAACGGCGGTTTCCGCCAACCCGAACGCGATCGGCTTTCACCTCTCAGCGCTTTATTCGCCGATTGGCTGGAAAAGCTGGGAACAGATCGCCCGTGACTGGCTGGCAGCCCAAGGCTCGGACGAAATGCTGCGCGCGGCGCGCAACACGCTGCTGGGCGAAACGTGGGTCGAGAGTGGCGATGCGCCGGAATGGCAGCGCCTCGCGGATCGCCGTGAGACGTTTGTGGCCCAGATCCCTGCACGCGGGCTGTTCCTGACAGCAGGGGCTGACGTGCAGAAAGACCGCATCGAAGTCGATGTCTGGGCGTGGGGTCGGGGCCTCGAAAGCTGGCTTGTCGATCACATCGTGATCCCGGGCGGGCCGGATGATCCGGCCTGCTGGAACCAGCTGACGGCCCTTCTTGGCCAGACATGGGTTCATGAACACGGCGCGGTCATGCCCCTAGCAAAGTTAGCCATCGACACAGGGTATGAGACGGCTGCCGTCTACGCATGGGCTCGCATCCAAGGCATCGCACAGGTGGCCCCCGTCAAAGGCTTGGAGGGATTCAACCGAACCACGCCGGTCTCTGGGCCAACCTTTGTTGATGCGACCGTGAACGGACGAAAGCTCAAACGTGGTGCGCGGCTTTGGACAGTGGCCACGGCGACCTTCAAGGCGGAGACCTATCGCTATCTGCGGCTGGAACGGCCGAGCGATGTAGACCGTGCCAGTGGCGTGTCAAATCCAGCGGGCACGATCCACCTGCCAGACTGGGCTGACAGCGAATGGCTAAAGCAGCTGGTGGCCGAGCAGCTCGTCACAATCCGTAACAAGCGGGGCTACGCGCGCCAGGAATGGCAAAAGATGCGCGAGCGCAATGAGGCGCTCGATACCCGCGTCTATGCCCGCGCCGCCGCCTGGATCCTCGGTGCTGACCGCTTCGATGAACGGATGTGGCGGCAGCTCGAAAAACAAGCCGGGGTGGAGACGATCACGGCTGCTGCCAAAGCCGACACTGACAGACCGTCCGAGCCTCAAGCCGGAAGGATTGCCGCCCCGCGCAAGCGCGGTTGGCGGGTAAGCACGCCCAAATACATGGAATAGCGAGTACTCAATGACCCTCGATGATCTCAAATCCCGCCACAGCGCGTTGCTAGCGGCGCGCTACAGCGGCACGCGCTCCGTAAGCTATGATGGCAAAACCCTGACCTATGGCACCGATGCTGAATTGGCGGCTGCTGTCTTTGATATCGAACGGCGCATTGCAAAGGCCGAGCGCGGCGCTGGGCGGATCTCTCACCCTCATGCCGTGAAGGACCTGTGATGAACTGGCGGCAGCGCCTCGGGGCCTTTGTCGGTGGTTTTGATGCTGGCCAGCATCATCGCCGTCTGCGCGGGTTCCAGGCGACGCGCGCGCATGTGAATGCGCTGATTGCGGCGTCAGGACCCGATATCACGGCACGCGCCCGCTGGTTGGTGCGCAACAATGGCTATGCGGCCAATGCCGTTGAAAGCTGGGCTGCAAATACCGTGGGCGACGGGATCAAACCAATCTCGCAAATTGCAGACGCGGCGCACAAAGAAGAGCTGCAGCGCCTTTGGTTGGCCTGGACCGATGAGGCTGACAGCGAAGGTCTGACTGATTTCTATGGGCTGCAGCGGCGTGCGGCGCGTGAGGTGTTTCTGGCCGGTGAGGTTTTCTTCCGGATCAGGCCGCGCCGCACGAACGATGGGCTTTCCGTACCACTACAATTACAGATGTTGCCCGCCGAGATGTTGCCGCTGCATCAGACGGGGGTGGCTGGCAATGGCCATGCTATCCGTCAGGGGATCGAGTTCGACCGGGTTGGACGCCGTGTGGCTTATCACTTTCTCCGGCGGCACCCCGGCGACAGCACTGATCCGGGGCTGGCTGGAGAAATGGTCCGCGTGCCCGCCTCAGAGGTAATCCATGTCATCGACCCGGTGGAGGCAGGACAGCTGCGCGGGGTCTCAAAGCTGGCGCCGGCCATCGTAAAGCTGTTTCTGCTCGATCAATATGATGATGCCGAGCTCGACCGCAAAAAGGTCGCGGCAATGTATGCGATGTTTGTGACCTCCCCCGCCCCAGAAAATCCCCTGCTGCCATCTGAAGATGACGACATGTTGGGCGGGTTCGAGATCAGCCCAGGCCAAATCGTGCGTCTGGATCCGGGCGAGGATGTGACCGTGGGCCAACCTGCGGATTCAGGGGCGACTTACGAGCCGTTCCAATACCGCACGCTGCTGCAGGTCGCCTCGGCGCTGGGCATTCCTTATCCTTATCTGACGAATGACATGGTGAAAGGTAACTTCTCGAACTCGCGCTTGGCGCTGATAGAATTTAGACGCCGCGTCTCGGCCTGGCAGCACTCGGTGATGGTCTATCAGCTGTGCCGACCGATTTATGCGCGCTGGATGGATGTCGCCGTAATGTCCGGCGCATTGGACCTTCCCGGCTATGAGGTCGACCGGTCGCGGTTGCTTGCGGCCAACTGGCTACCCACCAAGTGGGATTGGGTCGACCCCCTGAAGGATGCCAATGCCGAGATTGCCCAGATCGAGGCAGGTCTCAAATCACGCACGCAGGCCATCGCCGAGCGTGGCTATGACGCGGAACAAGTCGACCGCGAGATCGCGGCTGAGCGCGCACGCGAGCGATTACTCGGCCTGGACTTCCGCCGCCCCGGCTCGCCCGCGCAAGGTGTGCAGGCTTTGCCGGGCCCTGCACAGGACGGGGACCAAGACGGCGATAAAGACCCAGCAGATGAAACCTATGACGCGGAAGACCCTTCGCGCAACAATGAGGACTAGACCTGATGCTGCATGCCCGCATTGCTGCACGCGCCTTCAATACGCCGCTGCTGGTTGAGCCTTCCAAAGCCATGGCGTTTCTGTCCGGCCTTGGGCCGCGCATCCTCGGGCGCCAGGTCGAGACGCTGGATCAAGGCCTCGCGTTGGAAAGCGCCCCCATGCCAACAGCCCGCGCCAGCATTTTGGCTGGTGGGCTGCTGGACGATTACCCCCAACATGGTGAGACGCCCTATCCTGTGCTCGACGGCATTGCTGTAATCCAGATTGCAGGCGTGCTGATCCACCGCGGGGGCTGGATCGGCCAGTCCTCTGGCCAGACCAGCTATGAGGGGATTGCAGCACAGATTGACGCGGCAGCAAGCGACCCGTCCGTGCGCGGCCTTGCGTTGGAAATTGATAGTTTTGGGGGTGAAGTTGCGGGGGTATTTGACCTTGCAGATCGCATTTGTGCAATTCGCGCCAGCAAACCCGTCTGGGCGTTTGTGGCTGAACACGCCTTTTCGGCGGGCTATGCGCTGGCCAGCCAGGCCGACCGCATCTTGCTGCCCCGCACCGGGGCTGTCGGCAGTATCGGTGTCGTAGTCATGCACGCTGATCTCAGCGGTCAGCTGGATCAAAAGGGTATTCGTGTGACGCTGGTCCATTCAGGGCGGCACAAAGTTGACGCCAATCCCTATGAGCCGCTTCCAGCCACTGTGCAGAGCGACATTCAGCGCGAAATCGATGTGTTGCGGTTCCTCTTTGCAGAAACGGTGGCCGCAGGACGGGGCGTGCGACTTAACCAGGAGGCTGCACTCGCCACTGAGGCCGCCAGCTTTCGCGGGACCGAAGCTGTGGCAGCAGGTCTTGCCGACGAAGTCATCGATATGCAGCGCGGCTTTGCCGCCTTTCGACAAAGCTTGTCCCCGATCCGCGCATCTGTCCCATCCCACGTGGCCTCCAAGGCCCAAATTCAATCCCGAAAGGATCCTCTCATGAGCAACGACACCTTGCCACAAACCGAACCAAACCCCGATGACGCGCAAGACGGCCAAACGCAGAGCGATATTGCCGAAAATAGCGGCACAGATCCCGAAGCGCCGCCTGCTGCTGCATTTGCTCCCACACCTCCCGCAGCCTCGGGATCACCAAAGGCTGACCCCACCTCCGCCCTCCAGACATCCATGCGCGCGGAACTTTCCGCACAGCTTCGCCATGAAGCAGCAGAGATCACCGAGATCGCAGCGCAAGCGGGACGCCTCGGCATTGCCATCGACGCGGCAAAAGCCCTGAGGGAAGGCACCACGCCTGCGGCGCTGCGCCGTTCAGTGTTGGAGCACGCGGCGGCGGCAGCCGATGCGCGGGATGTGGTGGCAACAGCCCCCGCTCCGGCGGCGTCTCCAAACAGCGAAAGCCCTATTGTTGCGGCAGCTAAACGCGCCGCGGCTTCTGGCGCAAAACGCTAAGCGGTTCCACAGCCGTCATACTCCCACGGCCGTCCTAAAATTCCGCCGCTCCTGCCCAGCGGTGAATTGCTTATTCCTCCATCCCCAGAAGGATCCCCGACATGACTGTCCTGACCCAACCGCCCAGCCTGGGCGATATCCTCAAATATGAGCTGA